GCCCCTTCGTCAGATCGAGTACGAGACCGCTCGGGCCGCTGCCATCGAACCCATCTTCGCTCCATGATGACTGTGGAACAAGTGTGTTCACAACCGCGCCGCTTACGCTCGAACGGACAACGAAACTCGCGACGCCATCGGCAACTTGGAAGTAAATGCCGTCGTTATCATCAAAGTAGCCGGCTCGGGCAGTCGCGCCAGCCTGCGTCGGAAACAGGCCCGTCATCTGGACAAGTTGTGACTTGCCGGCCTGATACGGAAAATAGCGCCTCGTCTGATAAAGCGCCTCTTCGTCGGCCGCCGCCCTCAGCCGCACGGCCCCTTGTGCGGGCAGATGCATGACGCTGCCACCATCCAATCGACTCTGCCAGAGCAGCGGCGACTCGTCATAGCGGAATTGCCCATCGAACAGTGTTTCGGGGTTGCTGACGCGAGACCTACCAAAGCCATCGCGCTCGGCAAAAGCAGTCTCGGACTTGGTAACAATCTTGAAGCCACCGACCGTACGATCCCATTCGAGCGCGACGGGGACGCTCAGCAACTTGTCGCCATACTCGCGACCGTGCACCACATCATGAGGCACGCCGACCATTACTTGAGTCCTTGATTGAAAAAGGGGCCAACCGGATAGACCGGCTGGCCCCTCGCAGTGGCAGCTACCGTAGACCTACCCGATCACAGGGCAGGTCGTCACGATCCGACCGGTGAACTGGCTGGTGTACGCGCCGTGTGCGCAACAGTGCTTGATGATGAGGGCAGTCTTCGCCCAAACCTCGAAGCTGATTGCCGTACAGCCGGGCACAAGGTCGCGCAGGGCCAGCGGGATTTGCGTCAGCTTGTAGACCAGCGGCACACCGTTGTGCGTCATGCGCATGCCATAGATCGTCGCCTGAAACGCCCCGCCGCCAGCGTTCGCGCGGTTGAAGTTGTTGTCCGCAACCACAGCCAGCCGGCCAACACCGGTGTTGACGAAACCACCGAAGTTGAAGCCCGGAGTGATGCGGTCGCCACTCTCGAAGTTGACCACCTGCGACCCTTGGAATCCAAGTTGGAAGTAGGCGGACATCAGTTCTTGAATGGCCTGCGGATGACCCCACAGGGCTGTCGGCTTGGCACAGCCCTCGCTGAGGAACCGGTCAAAGCCAGCCGCCGAGAACGTGCCCGAGGCCGAGTTATCGTTCGCGTGGAAGTCGCAACCTTCGAGGTTGTCATCCCACTGCTCGACACCCGTGAACTCAAGCGAGTTCGCGTTGGCGTCACCCTCAACCAGCAGCCGATCCCAACCGTTCAGGACCAGCGTCATTGACAACCGGATTTCCTTTTCCTTGACATCAGCGACTTGCTCCATTTGGAACGTCGCCATATCGGTGCCACCGGGCATGCCTTCACCCGAGGGGACACCACCGACGAGTCGGTTGATCCCATTCCAATTGGCGGCAGCCACGGCCTGCGAGTGCATGATGTCGCTCAGGCTCAGTGACTTCTTCGCGCCGATGTTCTTGAGCGTAACCGTGGTGTTGTCGCCGTCGTGCGAGTATTCTTCGGGGCACTCGCCGTCAGCGAAGGAAATGTACGATGAGCCTGACACGAACGCGAGTTCATTCAGTTCTCGCCAAGTGTGCTGCTTGAGCGCTGTGTTTTCCTCAGGCAGGGCCTGAAACAGCGTGACTTCCTCGCACATGGCGATGATCTCGGTCGTGTCCAGCGGAGTTGGATACTGCGCAGCGAAGTCGCCGGGGGTCGCATACGGCTGCGGAAGGATGTTGGGGTCAGTAGCACGCCCAACGAACGCTCCGTTGCCGCCGCCCTCGCCGAGGTCAAGAACGCGCTCGCCAACCAACAGGTCGGGAACCATCACGTTTTCCATCTTCTAAGTCTCCTGTGTCCGTTCTTCGGTCTCGGTCCCGCTTAACGCCTTGCTAGGCCCACAGGACTTGGATGATTTCTGACTCCCGCTAGTTCTGCAACCCTACGGATCGCCGAACGAGCGATGACAGCTTGCTTCGCTTCACGGTGGGTGCGACCGGCGGCATTTCCCCGCCGGCGTTGCGAACCACCTGCCCCGGACCTACGGGCTGGTAGCCACGTGGGGCCGGAATGCGCGGGGTGCGCGGTGCAGCGCGCTCAACCGTGGTCGTGCTTTTAAGGGAAGCGATATCGGCCTGAATGGGCGCGAGCGCTTCTTGGATCATGCTCATCAGCGCATTGGCGTCGACGCCAGCACCGCCCTCAGCAGCAGGCGCAGCCTGCGTGCTGACTGAGCGCGTAATGGCTTCACCGACGGCGTTGATGGCCGGCTGGATCATGGCAAGTCGAGAGGCCGAGTCCAGTGGTGTCGCCACAGCCTCGTCGTATGCTTCCACGAGTCCAGCCACTGCTTCGTCGAGTGGATGGGTCACGTGTACCTCCTGATGTTCACTGCGCTCAATGGCGGCACTGGCAGCGGCAGGCGCGGGCTGCTCGGCTGCTGTTTCCGCTTCGAGCACGTTGTTGATGTTGATGACCGCCTTGGCCGTCATCACGTCAACCTGACTTTGGAAATCCGAAAGGACTCCCCTGATCTGGTCGGCCTTCTCGGGACCGGCGATGTTGCACAGCACGACGCTGAGCACATCCCATTGGTCCACAAATGGATCGTCGGCCGACCGCTCGGCGAGCGCTGCTTCCGCGTCGTCGAGCGTAAGCGCGCCGCCAAGCAGCGTGCTCTTGTAACGGTCCCCCTCGCGCTCCGAGGCGGCGCTGCCGGTGCCTTTGGCTTCGTCGCCCTCATCCTCACCCCGCTTTACAACGATGGCGCGGGGGTCGATTCCCGCATTCTCGCTACGCGCTGTGAGGGATTCGAGTTGACGCTTTTCTAGCTCATCGGCAAGATCGTCGCCGACAATGCTGGCCGCGTCGTCGCGCCTAGTTTTCATGCTGCTCCGCTCCTCTAATTCAATCGAGGTTTCCACATAGGCCGGGCTGCGCGTGAGCGCCAGATGAACCAAGTGGCCGGCCTTGTAGACCTTCTCGCCGACGCCAGACGTGCACATCGGGCACGTATCCGTAAGCGCCTTGCGCTCAAAGGAACCGCGCCCCTCATGATCGTGCCCATAATCAAGGAATGCAATGGAAATCCGCACGCGCTCGTCTTGGGGAATGTTGTTTTCAATGTCCCTTTTGATGGATTCGTAGGCCGCCTGCGCCAGCGGACCATCATCGAATGTTCCGCGTGCCTTGAAAACCGATCCGTCGACCCACACCCGCTCGGTCGGGCCAACGATTCCGTCGCCATTCAGGTCAAGATAATGGGCGACCCCGAGATAGGGCAGGCCGCCATTCCAAGCCTCGGATATGAACGGGGCCGGTGCCGGCTCGCGGCTTTCGGCCCTGCGGATGAAATCCTTAAACAGCGCGACCGACATGCGTTCTTCGTAGCGGTCCTTCTTCGTTCCCGAGGCAGTCGAGTACCAGCGCCGCTCGCCGGTCTGCGGGTTCTCCGACACGCGGTTGATAAACATTTCCACGCGGGGAAGATCACCGGCCCTGCCTACCGCGGTCGCGATCTGTGAAGACATACTGCCCTTCTCCCTCGCCGGCTCAAACTGGTCACATACGTCGTCGGCGTCAATAGAGCCTTCAACAATGCGACAGCCGCTGCCCGTGAAGTAGTGGCAGTCCCCGCAGCGAAGCTCGGGGATGCCGCCTCTCTCTTGAAAGCCGGCTTCGGCCTTCGTCAGCTTGCGGTCTTCCCTGTCAAGCGTGATCTGGCCGGCGTTTTTGTTGCCGCTCGGGGCAACGTCGCGAGCTACCGCCTTTGTCACGGGCGCAACTCATCCGGCAGCATCATGACCGCTGTCGAAAGCGATGCGCCGCGGCTGATCTCGCGCGGCAGCCAAACCTTCGTGCCGGCCTTGCGCACAAGAATGGCGCGCACAAGCAGCGGGCCTTCGCCAGTTTCCACGAACTTCTTGAACTGAAACTCATGGGGGCGGCCAACCATCGGCTCAGCCCGCCATCCCGCAACGCGCATGTCGTCAACGGCCTGCTCGTACATCCGGCGCACAAAGGTGCGCAGGTATTCGGCCCGAGCGCTGCGCTCGATGGCCGGCAGCGTGCGCCACACCGTCGAAGGAATATCCGTCGGGCGCGTGATGGTCGTGTCTTCGCCGATGCCGCTCAGCCATTGCAGGTCATCGAGGGTCTCGGCGATGCGGGTCACAGCCGCCTTCAACCACTGCTCGTCAACCTTGGAAATCATGGTTGCCGTGCCGCGATTGATCCACGTATCCGGCAGCAGTTCAAGCGCGCCGAGCGAGCCGGCGCGAACGATGATGTGTCGAATGACAGCGGGATCGGCTGCGTTGGCCTTGGCGAACGACTCAACGGCTGCCGAAACGTCTGCCTTGGAAACAATCGGCAGACGGCCATCCGGCATGGCGCGGCCGGCGGCGATCAGCGCCTGCATCTGGCGTTCGGTGTAGACCTGTTCCTTCGGGGCCATGGTGCCTCCCTTGCCTGTCAGACCGTCACTGCGCTCTGACAGTGATTTGCGGACGCGGCGGCGCTGATCCTTTTCGTCTTCCTCTTCCTCGTCTTCCTCGGATTCAGCTTCTTCGTCAGCCGGTTCTTCTTCCTCGGCTGGCTCCGCCTCTGCTTCCTCTTCCTCTGCGTCCGCCGGGGCTTCTTCCTCACCAGTGTCCGCCTCGGCTGATTCTTTCGCGTCGCCCACTTCTTCGTCGTCTACCGCCTCTTCATCGTCTGCCGGTTCGCCCTCGGCGGCTTCATCCTCGGCATCCGCCTCTTCATCTTCGGTCGGTTCCTCTTCATCTTCCGGCTCGGCGGTGATCTCGTCATCTAGCTCGGCTTCTTCGCCGAATGCCTTGACCGCCTCCCAAGCCTCTCGCGCTGCGCATGCCTGCGGATTATCCTGCTGCGCACATGCGCCCTTGACTGCTTCGAGATAGACACGGTTCCAAACCTCTGCTTCTCCCCGTGTCAGATTCTGCGGCGTCGGGATGATCGGTCGGTCGGGTTCGACCGGCGTTGCAAACGCACCGCCGTCCACAGCGCCAGTATCAACCGCCGCAACGTTCGGGTCGGCAGCCCTCTCAACCCATTGGCCTTCCTTGTTCTTGCGATAGCTCTGCTTGACCGCCGACCATGCGATCTTCGCAGCACAGGCGTCACGATCATCGCGGTTCTTGCAGGTGTCGCTGTATGCGCTCAGAAAAGCGCTGCGCCAGATATCGGCTGCGTGGCCCGACAGCGTATCAGGGGCCTTCACGTCCTTCGGGCGCTGGACAAGCTCAGCAGTCGCGGCAGCAGGCATGGAACCTCCGTTATCACAGTCTAGGCCGGATATGCCAGACCGCGAAAGTACAAATGCACCATAGGGAAGGAACGATTATTCGGGGATGTAGAGGGAGTCTTCGCCCATGGCAGCGGCCCGCTGCTCGGGGGTGATGGCCGCCGCGAAGGCCTCTTCGAGGGCGTCGTCTTCCGCAAGGCCACGCAGGATCAGGGCGTTGAAGGCCGAGGCGAAGGCCGCTGTCTGCTCTGTCGTCACCAACTCGACCGGGATTCGCCTGTCGGTCGAGGACTCAATTAGCTCTGTCATGGTTTCGCCCGGTACTCTCTCGACCAACGCCGCAGCCGGCCGCCGCTGGTGTCTGGATCATCCAGCCAGTAAGAGTAAGGAACGTCGCCAGAGTCGTCGGCGACATAGGCCCGCCGTTCTTCGATGGCCTGACCATAGAACTCGGGATAGCGGTTGTAAAGCCAAGCGCTTGCTCTACGGGATGCAAGCCGCGTCTCGCGCCATCTGCCGCTCAGGCGACCGGTTCCCCAATAGTACGTTTGGAATGCCTTGTCCACAACCGCCGCCTGCATGTAACCCGGCAAATCCTCGTAGCGCCTCATGTAGAAGTCTAGGCTGATGAGGTCGGAAAAGCGATCAAGCTCGGTGTCCGACCCGAACCCGTGGTGCATTTCATGGAACTGGACATATGCCGGCGATAGGCCAAAGTTGAACGAGGCCTCGCCGAGCGCGGCATCCTCTTCCGCAATGCTCAGCGGCTGCCAGAACACCCTGCCGCCAAGCTGCCCCACGTTGTTCGATCCGGCCCCAACATAGTCGCGGTCATTGGTGAAAATAATGTTGTAGCCTGCCGGCCCGTCAAAACGTCCGATTTCCTCGCCTCGAGCGCGAGCCTCGTTCCAACGGGCAAGGGCGCGTTCGGCGGCTTCTACCATGTAGCTACCGCGGCGGTCGATTTGGGCCGTCAGATTCGCAAACTCTGGATCGTTCAGCGCTTGCAGCATGTAGTCGTGAACGTCCACAAACATCTGAAATTCGGCGTCCCAATCTTCTACGGCGTCGACGTCAAGGCTCTCCTGAAAGCCGAAGCTGGCCCAAAAGGCGCGCTCAGGGTCAACAACTTCGATATGGCCGCGGCGGCCATCAGCATCCCATGCGCGCACGGCGTCAGCGAACGTGCTGACATCAATCGGCTGCGGTTCATCGCCAATGACCCGAATGGAAAACTGCGGCCGGCTTGTAACGACGCGCCGCAGGTAGGTTTCGACTGCCAGCGCCGGAGTCTCGCTGAACTGCGCGCCACGCTTGCCGCTCGGCCGGCTGCCGCCAACCTCGCCCGGCCTGCCTTCATGCCCATGATGCCCCGACCCCGGACCGCCGCGCTCGACCATGATGGACGGCCCGATGTATTCAAACTCGTTGTCGCCATCAACGAAAATCAGGTCGTCGGTTAGCGGGTAGAGAGTCATTTGAGAAGCCCTGCCACTTTGAACAGGTTGTCCATGGCCTCGCCTATCGGCTGGAAGTCGTCAGTATCCCATTGCAGATCGGGACCGCCGCCGTCGCGCCAAGCCTCGCGCCAGCCGCGCACCTGACCTTGCAAGCGCTCGTTGCCTGACCGTTCGGCAACCCATTGGGTATAGCTTCTGGCAAAGATTTCGACCGTGGACAACCATTTAAGCGCACTGGCTTGATTCGTTTCATGCTGGTAGCCCCGCGAATCGGTCCAGCGCCAATTGTCGTATTGCGCAAGTTGTTGTACGCCATCCGAAGCGCGTGCCACGGAGAATAGTTCTTGGTAGGCACTGACAATCAGGGGGTCGCGCAAGCCTGCCGCAGTCAGCGCTGTTTTCGATCCGAACAGGTAACGAAAATAGCCGGTCGGGTCTTGGCTTGTCCCAAGCAGCATATCCATGAAGTGCCCGTATTCATGGACGGCATTCAGCATCGGATAATTGCCATAGTGCTCCCCGCCGGTCTGCAAATTGAATGCAATATCCAGCGGGCCAAACACCCCCCATCGAAATGACCCGCCCTTCGACAGCGCCCTAGTTTCGCGCCAAGGCAGCGGATCAACGCCGTCAGGCACAGGCGCGAAGTGAACCGAGTCCGTGACCTCGTACGCCTCGCGAATGATGTCCCACCGCTCTGTCTTCGGCAACGATTCAATCAGGTCCCATGCGCCGCCGTAGTTGAACCCCGGTTTCTCGGGAATGGGATTGCCCATCCGCGGCAGCGAACCTCCGACCGATCCGGGCCTACCCTTATGGCCATGATGGCCACTGCCGGGACCGCCGCGCTCGACTGGCTCCCCGCTCAAATCGGGAACCGGCCCGGCGGGAGTAACGCGCAACATATCTTCGTCGAGTATGAAAGTTTCACTCATCGATTGGCTCAAACTCAATGGACACCCACGGCAATCGTTCGGCCACATAAGCGAGTCGTTCTAGCTGGTACTCTTTCAATTCGTCGCCAAGGCTGTTTGCTATGACATAATCCTCTTGTGCTTCCCCGCCGTGGCCTGTTAGCTCGGGAAATCGATCTGAAAAGTTGGTCTCGTCGAAAATCCAAAACGCTTTCATTATCTGCGACGCTGCCCGATTCCCTAGTTGCCCCAAGCGCAGCGTGTAGGTCCCATCGCCGGTGTAGACACGCGACTCGGCAGCGTACATGAGGGCGCTGGCCCGAAGGTCGCTCGGCGACGGCGGCATAAACTCGCCCACTCTTTCGGGATGATTGTGAATGACAATCATGTGATCGTCGTAGTCTTCTTCTGACATTGTTCCGAAGGCTTTTAGATCGCTCATTTCATCGCCATCAAAGGTGACGTTGCTTTGGTCCCCGCTCTTGTGAAACATCATTTCGATGGGCGTGAAAGCATAGAACTGCTCATAACCAATGTGGCGAATGTTGTTGCCCTGATGCTCGACCGCCGATTCGCGCTCGGTAAACAGCAGGTATTCGCCCGTTTTGATGTCGCGGCCAACATGGGCAAATCGACCTTCGTTGTTCATTGCACGCGCTCGATCAAGTAGCTCTTGATAGACCTCTTTGGTCGTGCCGTGGCGCTCAAATCCTGCGTCGGCCTCTGCCTCGCCGGCGGCGCTGCCGACGCTAGGTTGCGACCCCCCGACCTGTCCGGGCCTGCCCTTGTGCCCACGATGCCCTGACCCCGGCCCGCCACGCTCCGTCAATCTCTGCAACGGATCGCTGCTGTCGATAGGGTAGTCCTCATAGGGCAGCACGGGGTTGAACGGGTCGCTAGGATCAATGGTCTGGCCGTCAACCACGATAGATTCGCCAGCCAAGAGGCTGTCGAACTGCTCCCATGTAAGCTCGGTCCGGCGGTAGCCTTCGCCGGCCACGTAGTAGGCCCCCCGACTGACCGCTCGATCAATGACGTAGCTCACTTCATATCCTTGTTTTGATAAACGAAATCGATGTGGTCTGGCATTTCGCGCTCGACCCGCAACCACTGCTCAATACCATGATAAAAGCTGGCGTGCACGGGGGAAAGGCGGTGTTGCTCGACCAGCGGGCCAAACACCTGCCGAACCGGGAAGTCGGCTGAGTGATAATAGCCAATGGCCTGACGCCGGACTACTTCCCGGTCCACGTCGCCGACGTATCCGCCAAGCCCCATGATATAGCGCTTCCCGCCTCGGCCAACAACTATCGTTTCTAAAGCGCCGGCATCAACGGCAATGTTTATGTCGTCGTCGGAAAAGGCCGAGTTCGATGGATGGTTGTGGATCATGACAGCGCCTTCCATCAACGCGATCTCTTCTTCCGAAAATCTAACCTCGTCGACCGTGCCTTCCTTGTGCAGTATCACGTCGCCGCCGGGGGTCAGAACGTATGCCACTTCATAGTCGAGTTCGCCGATCTCGGCCTCGATCTCATTCAGGCGCTCGACAAGGGCCGGATCGCGGTCGGGCATTCCCCAAGGAATATCCGCTCTGCGGAACTGACCATTGAGAGGCTCATCCACAAAGTCGGCCTGCGTGCTCATGATGTCAGCGAACTCGGGCATACCCTCGGCGTAAAGGTTCAGTTGCATAGCAACATACGACATTCTCGTAGTCCTGAGGGCCTCAACAAATCGGTATATGTCCCAAAAGGGAATGCCGGCCCGTTGTGCCGCTATTTCCACATGCTCAGGCGAGCCGTTCCATTCTAAGTCGTCCAGCAGCAGAGCCAAGCCTTCTGGCGTTCCCTTGCCTGCCCTGAACATGTCGACGGCACGCCTGCGCTCATCGTCAAGCCTGTCGCCCTCGGTCGGCGCTCCCCCTCCTGACGGCTGCGACCCCCCCACCTTGCCCGGCCGTCCTTTGTGGCCGCGGTGCCCACTGCCCGGACCACCACGTGTAAGCATCGCTTCAACAACGCTGAGCGCATTGTTGAAGCCGGCCAGTGCGCGAGCGATCATGTCCGGCTGCGGTGGTGTGAACTGGCGCTGGATCATGCCGAACCGGGCCATGAACTCGTCGCGGTCTCTGCCGCTCTCAATCGGCATGTGACTGCCGCCCGTCGGATAGACGGCCCACACAAAGTCATATTCGCGGTCAGGGGCCACTGAGAAGATGTCGAGCAGCGTCTGTTTCTGTGCTCGGCGCAGGTCGGTCGCCGCTTCGTCGATGGTAATGGAAATCTCTTTCGGGCCATTTGCCGCCGACATCCAGCCCCGAATGAACCCTAGCTCCAAGGTCACGTCGAGGGCCGGCGAGTCAGTGAGGAAGCTCTGCTTTAGCTCTTGGTAATATTCGAGAACAGACGGACTCAACTGGTCGCGGGCCGCCTCGATAGCTTCCTCGGCGACCTCGTTGTGCCTCATGCCCTGCACCCGGTAAATCTCGCCGTCTGGCGATAGCCAGAACCCCGTGAAGTTGGCCTTGGTCATTTCAAATGGCGAGAGCCGGCTGGCCGTGCGCTGAAATCCGTCGGCCACAGCACGCCAGTCTCGGCTGCGGTAATCGGATGGGGGCGCGACAGCAAGTGTATCGCCGCCGGATGGTTGGCTGCCCCCAACCTCACCAATCCGGCCTTCGTGCCCAAAGTGGCCTGACCCCGGACCGCCTCTCGCAACGGCGGCCCCTTGGGGCCGATAAATGATATCGTCGCCGCCCGGCGTGTCCACTAGCTCAAAACCGTGCCGCAGATACCATCGAATGAGCGCCTTCTTCGGCAGGCCCGACTCGCCGATTGGCTCTGCAATGGCGGTGATCTCCACGCCGTACTTATCGGCGGTCGGAATGAGAATCTCGTCAAGAATGAACGACGCCGCCCCTCTTCCCTGTTCGTCCGTCGGGACCATGATCGACTCTAGGTGCATGGTCCCCTGCCACTCGCTGACGTTCACAACAACAACTGATGTTTCGTCATCATCGTGCCGTACGCCAAACACGATGTCGCGGGGATCGAGAGGGCTGATTGTGCCTCGCTCGCGGAGTTCCCTTACAGCACTTCGAGCAGCCTGCTTATCTGCCACGCGGCTGCCCGGCGCTTCTCCCACATCGCCGACTTCAATGACGGTCTCGCTCGAAGGCGCAGACCCCCCAACCTCGCCCGGACGCCCGCGATGGCCATGATGGCCAGAACCCTCGCCGCCTCTTGCGACGCCGACGCGCCGCAGTCGACCGCCAACCTCAACTGTCTGAATCGTCACTTCCGCTCCGGTCACGCTTCGGGATCATGACGGCAACCTTTTTCTCGCCAGCGGGAAGCTCGGGAAGTTCGGGCAGATCGCCAATCCAGCCGTCGGCCCCGTCTTCCCTGTTGTCTCTGGCCGCCTTCAAGCGGGCCAGTGCGTCACTCGGCTGCTTCGAGGACTCGGTCATAGCTGAACTCGCCTTCCCTCTCCAAAATCTCGATGCCAACTGAGCCGTCGCTGCGGGTGTACGTCAGACCCGCCTGTGAGAACAGGTCGCTCACAAGGTCGGCGGACTTAAGGTGTGCGCCGGCTGAGCCTCCCCACTGCGGGACCGAAACGGCCCTCAGCACGCTCTGGCTGTTGGCGTCACGATACCATGTCCAGCCGCCAATGCCGGACTCAACAAGCAGGTCCTGAATAGCGTCGCGCTCGCCCTCGCTGATCGCCTCGCCGAAGTGCCAGTCCACGACAGGCTGGCCGCCCTGATCGCCCGGCGGCGTCATGATGAGCACGGCGTCCTGATTGAACTGCTTGCCGGTCTCGGCCATCAGGCGCAAGGCCTCGCCGTTGCCCTCGTACTCCACAACCCATGTCGGTTCTTCTCCGCCCTGCCATCCGCCAATGCCGGGCTTGACGCTCACCCCGCGCACACTCTCAATCTGGCGCAGCCGGCCTTCAAAGCCGCGCATGTCTTCATAGACCTGCTCGCTTGGCCGGCCCGGTCTGGCCGACGTGATGCCGACCCGAGTCTTGCGGTCGCTGCCTTTGCCGCCGGCCCCCTCGCCGGCATGCACATCTTGATCGGTGCCCGTGCCGGGATGCGACCCCGGACCGTAATGACGCGCAACGCCGACCTTCACGCGCCGCAGCTTGCCGGTCACTTCCACGTCTTCATCGCTAGCTGGCGCTGGCTCGGGCAGCATGGCGCGGTCGTCGGCAGCCTTATTCTCGATGGCCCGCTTGATGCCGCGGATTACAGCCTCATCCAAATATTCGTCGCCGCCGTCTACGATCTCGACATCGGGCATATCTATTCCTCTTCCTTTTGACCGCTGCCAATCAGGATCGGCTCTTGGCCGAAGGGTACGTTGTTGTCCCAATGCTCCCACTGGTCAACGGTTTCCTTCAACGCTTCGAGGCTGGCTACGTTCTTGCCGTCGTGAGTAGCAATGTAGTTCAAGTCCACGAACCGGCCGGTGCCGCCGGCAAAGCGCGTGATGGCCCGATCCATGGCGACATCGATGGGCACGTCCACAAACACGATGCGACTGCTGTATCCTTGATCCTCAAACAGGCGCAGGATCGCGTCGGACTCAGACTGGTTGCGCATCGTCGCGTCGTAGACGATGCTCAGCCGCTGCGATGCGGCGCGATTTACAATTTCTTCCACGATATCGGATGCTTCTTGATGAGTCAGGGCTGCGTTCCATCCCTCGTACTCGGGAAGCTGCTCCTTGATCGCGTCGGAATCAATCCAGACGTAATTCTCGAGGGTCTCGCCCTGCTGCTGCAAGTGGCGGAAAATAGTGCCTTTGCCCGAACCCGGATAGCCGCCGGTCATGAGCACGCTCGGTTGTTCTTCAGGCGTCCGGCCAGCCAGCATCTGCTCAATAATCTGCTCATGCAGCGTCTGGCGGTCGGGGCTGTATTCGCCGGTCTCGGGGTCTTTATAGATCGATTGCGTGGTCTGGCCTTCCTTGATGCGCTGCCGCACTTCGTCAATTTGCGCCTTGATTTCCGGCGGCTGCCGGTCGTAGACCTGCTGTGCGTGATTGATGTACTCGTCGTTTTCGGCGAAGGTGTAGTTGCGGACAGGCTCTTGCGCCATGCGCACAGCGCGGGCACTGCTCGCTCGCCCGCGGCCGCGCCCGCCGCCCGCGTGAATATCTTGCTCAGTGCCCGTGCCGGGGTGCGTCCCCGGACCATAATGCCTGACTACTCGCCGCAGCATGCCCTTGACCTCAATGGGACTGGAGGCGTTCATTTCGTTGGCTTCGGCGGCGCGCGCCAGTTCGTAGGCAAGCACCTTCAACCAGTCACCGGCAAGCTCGTCGATGTGCATGCTGCGAGCACCGCCGGCCCGCTTGACAGCAGCGGTGTTCTCGGCCCGGCGCTGGTGCTCATCCCAAGACCAACGCTTATGGTCATTCTGTCTCTGAGCAACCTCCGTGAGGTCCGCGTTCCACGCCGCTCCCCACATGATCGCATCGTTGAGACTATCTTCCGTCGAATAGACCGTGCCCTCAACGCCGTCCTTGCCAAGCACCAGCCATTCGTACTCGCCTTTCGACGGCATGCCCGTATCGCTGTTGGCGAACAAGCGCTCTATGGGGATGTCGGCGGCCACAATCGCGCCGGGTAGGTCCTCTACATCGTCGTCATATGAAAATGGTTCATGCTCGGCGAACGACCTTGCCGTATCCAAGTCGGATGTCCAAGAGGAAACCGACCACATATCCACCGTTGTATCGCCGCCCTCGCCGGACGGATTCCATTCGCCCGTCAAGGTCCGCAGCCCGCGAAAAAGACGAACCGTATCGCCGGGCCGATAGTCGCGCTCCGCCAGCCATTGCTGCGTGGCGTCGTAGGTGCGCGTGACATAGCCGGAGAGGATTTCGCTCGAATTTCCCGGCATGTTCCTTGGTTCTTCGCTGAACTCCTCGCCCCACTCCGATACGAAATCACCATCTGGATCAGATTCTGGCGCGGGCGTTCCGCCATACTGCCGGCTTACCTCTTCCATAAGCGCCACTGATGCCGGATGGCGAGCGGACTCAGTCCACGCCGTATTGACGTAATCGGCCACGATCTCAGCGCCTTCACCAAACTTGGACTCGTCCGGCGGAAGCCACTGGCCCGGCCCCATCGCCATAATCTCGCTATCAATCTGGAAACGCCAGTCAGACCCGCTCCTGTCAATCATGTACGCGGCCTCTGGCGTTCCGGGCATATTAGCCAAGTGCCGGAAAACATCGAAGTAATACGTCTTGGCCTCGGGGTGGAAATCATTGCTGTTCCTAAGATCGCTATTGCTGGCAATGCTGTTCATGATGTCGGGCACAACGTGGTCGCCTTCAAGGCCAGTCGCCCATGGTGCCATGATCCTCGTGTCTTCTAGGCCAAAGCTGTCGGCGATCTGCGTGACCTGCCGTTGGAACCAAGGCTGCTCGTAAAGGGCCAGTTTGCCGGGATCGTCGGTAATCTGTAATCCACGCGACAGGACGTACTCGCCCATTTCAACAGACAAGTCGCTGAGACCTTCCTTGTCTGGATCGAATCCCGGCGCTGTATAGCTGCCGAGCATACCGCGCAGCGTCTGCAGCTCAATGAGTTCTGTCATGGACGGCGCTAGCTTGTGCCTATCCATTTCAAACTCGTAGACTTCTAGGCCGGTCAAGATATCCCTGACCATATCGGTGTTTTCTATAACACTGAATCTTCCCTCGTTGAGCAGGTTGTCAATATGCTCGGCGATCTCTCGAGGCAGGCCGCCCATTTCTCCGGCGTCGGCAGACGCCCGGTTGTCAACGGCTGCTCCCAACTGCTCGGCTGCCCTGCCGAATAGCTCCAACGCATTCGCTGTCTCTACGTGTGTTGCCGAGTGGGTGCGTCCGCCATTCTCGTCGGACTTCCTTAGAAAATCGCCAATCCCCCCGCCGACACCGGACTGCTTCTCCGATCCTGTTGCGCCGCTTGGCCGCTCGGCTACATCGGTTGCCGCGCCGCCGCCGTCGCCGGCGTGAGCCTCTTGCTCGGTTCCGGTTCCGGGGTGCGTGCCCGGCCCATAATGGCGCTCAACGATCTGGCCGTTCTCGATGTCGAAGTAGCTTTCCTCACCACTTAGCTGCAAACCGTCGGTGCCATAGGTTCTGATCTCGCCGAGCGCTCCCTGCCGCGAGCCGCGACTGTTGGATTGCGGCGAGTAGCGAACAGTCGCGATCTCCGCCGGATCAATCTCGGCCAGTGCCGCCGGATCGGAACTGAAAAACAGCGGGTCAAGGTAGCCGCCGGCGTACTCACGATATGCCGAGAATCGCTTGTAAAGCTCGAAGCGACCATGTAGCTGTTCCTCTTCGGTCGCCGGCCTGACAAATTGCGTGTGGTAAGTCCGACCGTCGCCGCCCTCCCAACTGCGGCCGGCTTCGGCCACTTCCCATTCATCGCCCTTGGTGGTCTGCCAATCTTCCAGCGTCTGGCCCATCGCACTGCGCCCATACTCAGTGCCCTCGAGTACGCTGCGCAACCCCTGTGGCAATTCGCGGCCAGCAGCCCAATCACCTTCTTTCCAATCACTCGAATAGAACAACATCAGATCGTCAATGAACGGTCGCTCAGCGCCTGTGCCTTCGGCTGCCATGGTCATGAGATCGTCGGATGTTATGTCGTCACGCGCCACAAGCCGCGCCTCATGCAGGCCGCGCTCGATGCCGCGAGCAACTCCGGGGTCTTGCGTGAAGCTGATGGTTTGATCGTCGCCGCCGCCAAGCCCAACGCCCCGCTGCATGGCAAGCTCGAATCTCGATCTCAGTCCGGTTTCTCGCACTGCGCTGATCGCCGTCGTCACGTGGTAAAGATCACCCTCGAGCGGCACCCACTTCCCCCCGCCCGAGTTGTAGTATCCCAAATCCGGGATGTTCCCGTCTTCGTCGATTTCGAGATCGCCGCGCTGAATTGCCCGATTCACAGCCAGTTGCCATGCCTGCCGGCGCGCTCCGACAAGTTCAAGAATTGCGCTGCCCTCCGGTGTTGCACCGCTAATCAACTCCGGCCTGCCGGCGTCTACAAACTCATCTCGCGGTTGCCGCCAAAGTTCATCGCGCTCGACAAGCGCCAATGAGTCCATCGTTAGCTTCTTGTGTAGCTGCTGACTAACCGAAATAGCGGCCCGCCGATCTTCGCCCTCCAACTGAGTAAGCTGCATTTCAATCGCAGTCTGGTGCTCTAGCATTTCCGTCCAATAGCGGTCAGGCTCGGCGTCAGCGGCAACGCCAACCGACTGCAGCACAAGATCGAACGGGCGCTCGCCGAGCGGTTCAATCTCCGACAAGGGCTGGCCGGCAGCCGCGGCTGCCGCATCACTGGCGATAGCGCCAGTATGAGCCTGCTTCGTGCCCGCTCCCTCTACAGCATCGCTCGCTTGCGCTCCCCCTACGCCGTCGGCGGGCAGCGATCCGCCTATTTCGCCTAGCCTGCCCTCATGCTCAAAGTGCCCGCTACCCGGACCACCGCGGTAAATTGCCGGAACCCACGTGCGGTTAATGGTCCGATAAGCTCGCGCAATCTCTCTTTCCAATTGAGCGCGCGCCAGTCTTTCATCACCGACGGCTTCAAGTAGGCTTGCGTCTTCTTGGGAATACCAATCAACGGAAACCTGTTTGAATGGTCTGAGGTCAAGCAAGCGCGCCACGAACTCTGCTTGATCTGGCGTAAAGTCTGTCATGGTGCCAAACCATGCGACTGAGCTACTAAAGCCCATGCGAATAAAGCCCATCTTGATGAGCGTGCTTTCCGCGTGCGGGAAGCGGAAATAGGGATGATTGATGCGCTCGACCCCGACTGCATTCAGTGCTTCGCCGGCAGAATTGTCATGCGATCCTTTGCTATCGGCGAAACGTCCATCGGGCAGCAGCCACCCCCGCCCGATATCGCCAGCGGTTACATCCTCGGCACGGCGAACTTGCATAGCGTCTTCGACCAGCGCTTCGCTGAGGGCCTCGACCGGATCGGACAGGGCAGCGCCTACGCCCGCATGAATGTCTTGATCGGTGCCAGTGCCGGGATGGGGTCCGGGGCCATAGTGACGCTTGATAATCGACCGAAGGCCAAGCATGTCCTTGACTTCTTCGGACTCATAACGATCAGGCAACCCCAATGCTCGCGAACTCGGCTCAGCGAATACCTCGCCTCGTCTGTCGAACACAAGCTGCGATTCGACAGCAAGAACTTCGCGCTGATCGCGAGTCAGTTCTGATGGCTCCATCATTTGAAAAACAAGCCAGCTCCGGTCCCCTCTGGCCGAAACCCGGACAAACCCCATTTCGACCAATTCCTTCTGACCGTGAAGTTCAAGGCGCTGGCGCGCGTCTCGCGCCCTGTCTGCGTCCCATAGACCAGCGCCCTCGTAGGCATCGATGGCCGATTCCCAATGTGTCATGCCGGGATCATAAAGAACCCCGTCGGGATCAAGCCATAGACTTACGATCTTGTACCCACGCCCTGCCTGATGAACACTGTCAACAACACGCCAGTTTTCTTGGGCATACTCGACCAGTTGTTTTTGCTCTGCCTTCCACTCAGATATGTCATCTTCACTTGCGTAATCTTCACCGGCATGGACTTCTTGCTCGGTGCCAGTGCCGGGATGCGCGCTCGGCCCGTAGTGACGCTTGGTGGCGTCGGCGATCTTGCGCATTTCATCAAACGCGCCTTCGCCAAAGTGCGGCCACGCCATTGTCAGGGGCAGATAGGCCAGCGAAACGTAGTCGCCCGCCTGAACAGGGGGCAAATTGGGCAGCCGTAACTCGCCGATCGGCCGGCGTGCGACCTCTTCCTCGTTGTCGGCCTGACGCCCGGTGATCGAGCCGACCAAATCGGTAAGGTAGCGACGCATATCACTGAACGCCCTCGAAATCACGCTGTCCCGCTGCTGGCGCATGCGGTCGAACATATCCGGCTCAAAACGCCGAATGACAAAGGCGGCTCCGCCCGGCACGGTTGGCAGCCGCACCACACGGGCCAGCCGGTAATCGGGCCGCGTTATCGCCACCGAATCGACCGTGATCTGAATCGGCTTGTCGAGCTTAGGCATGCGCTGATCTGCCGGCTCCATGTCATAGGCCAGCGTGACATGCGGCTTGTAGTGTCCGGGCCGGCTGTACTCGGATACTTTCAACCCCATCTGCACCGCTCGCTCGTAAAGCTCGCGCTGAATGCGCAGCAGGGCATTGTCGGGGTCGATCATCAGCACCAGCGGCTTGTCGTCTGCTTCCTTGAACGTGCCAAGGCGGACGCCCTCGACCGTGAAAGCGGCGGGGAACTGAATGTGAGAGATCAGGTCCTGCAACTGCCAGTTGTCGATCTTCTCGATGTAGAGCAGCGTGATATGGAAGCGCTCAGGCTCTTGGGCATCATAGGCTGCGCCGGCGCTGTCAAGGTAATCAAGCACGTACTTCTGCAAGTCCAGCAGCGGAGGACTCATCGAAAGCGACGCGTAGATGTAGGCGGGGTCTGCCGTCTTCGGGTCGAACTGGACCGGCTCATGGAACTCGACGCCAAGCCCGCCGGGGTCGAGCGGCATGTTGGGGTCGGTGCTCATGAAGGGGTCGCTGATACCGAACCCCATGGCTCGCTCGCTCATGGCCCCACGCAGGCGGTCGCCGAAGATTTCGGCGGTTTCGGGCAATTCGCTCAGCCGGTCGCGTGGCACGTCAAGCACTTCGCCGGTCTGTGGGAAGTAGACCAGCACGCGATCTTCGGCTCGCTTGGTCATGGTCCGACTCCGCAGCACGGGGGCCTTCTTGAGAATGGAAATCACTTCCTCGGCGTCCGACCGCTCGAAGTCGGTCAGCGGACGGTTCATTTGCTCGCGATGGAAGCGGTAAACCTCGCCGTCGAGCACGTGGGCAGCAATCAGATCGGCGATGTATTCTTCTTCGAGCGACCTGCCCATACCGTAGGTGTCGCTCATCGCGCCAAAGTATTCTTCGCTAGGTTCCAATCCGCTCAGGTCAACCCGATGATGCAGCCAGTGCCCCAACTCATGGGCAATCACAAAGCTGAACCGCTGCTGGTCGGGCCGCATGAGTCGGGTGTTAGGACTGATAAACAGGGTGTTTTCGGCCTGAATGTATGCACCGTAAAGCTGATCCTCATACGTGTCCTGCAGCTTGTCGGCAAGCTGCTCGGACGGCAAAACCATGCCGGCGAACGTTCCGCCGCCGGCCTCGGCTAGCGCGATCCATTCATTGGAAATCACGTGCCGCGACATCTTGAAGCCGGTGCGTCGGTAGAAATCCTGCATGACGCGGCTGACCGCATCCGCATACTCTCCCGGCCCGATCAGGCGACCCTTGGCGTCGGACAGATCGGTGACGCCCACAATGCGGAAGTTGTTGATGTCGACAGGGTTGTAACCAGCAACCTGTTCGTCGGTCGCCACGTCGGGGATCGGCGGACCATAGGAACCCTCACTCTCGCCGGCATGTATCTCCTGACCGGTGCCCGTGCCGGGGTGCGGCCCCGGACCGTAGTGGCGCTCGACGGGTCTCCCCGACCAGTCGCCGACATAGGCATCGCCGGCCTGCTTCGCTTCGGCCAGTGTGTCAAACCAGTGCCGGCCATCCACAAACCGCGCCGTATGCCCGAAGGCCATGACTGCTCGATAAGGTTGCTTGCGCGAGGGGTGATGCGTGATGGAAACTTCGCGGTAGTGCTGGACATCATCGCCGCTGTCCGCCGGCTTGAAGGCAACCGTGTGCAGGCTTCTGTTGTCGAGGCCAAGGCCCCAAATGCCCGTGGCGTCTGCTTTGGAAATCCCGCCCTCGCCGTCGCCGGCATGCACGTCCTGATCGGTGCCGGTGCCGGAGTGTGCGCCCGGACCGAAGTGCCTGCCAATCAGACTCCGCTCGACTGGCTGCGATAGCTGCCAGATCAGGTCGATGCGCCGCCGCCGATCTTCTTCGGTGTCTTCCTCAGCGTAGGTATATCTCTCGTACTGGCTGGCCTGCGTTTTATCGACACGCCACGCGGCAATAATGGGTAGCTCGCCAAGCGCGGAAACATGGCTGCCGCTCAGGATGATCTCGTATTTCTGCTCGGGCGTCATGTAGCCAACCAACTTCTTGCCGGCCTCGGCCCAAGCGTCATACTCGCCGAATTGGGCATCCGCCAGCATACGGCTGCTCAAATGCTGCCGCGCAAGTCGATTCAGCCACGGGAACGTTTCTTTATGGATGTGTTCGCCAATCACGTCTTCGTCGGGTTGGATGTCGGTAAACGCCTGCGGATCGATCTCGAAGATGTAGCCATACTGCCCCGCATCTTCGATCCAGTGTTCAGGGAGATTCGAGCCGGCCATGTCACCACCGAGCGAATAAACCAACGCGTATTCGGGGTCTTGTGTAACGTAGACACGGCCCTCAACGGGAGCAAGTGGCCCTATTCTGCCAGCCTCCCCCGGTCGCACCATGCCCGACTCAAGAATGCTCTTGCCTCGGCTTGTGTGCGAAGTCGCATGGAAATAGCGTCGGCTCCGAATCTCCGGTGGGATATCGGATGCCAGCCCTTCGTAGTCTTCGGCGACCTCCCCGCCGGCCCCACTCGGCCGCGAACCTCCAACCTCTCCGGGGCGGCCTTCGTGCCCATGATGCCCCGACCCCGGTCCGCCGCGCTCAACAACCCTGAACGGCCCATCGTCAAACGTCAGGACGCGCCGGTTGAATCCATGAATGACCGGCTCGCCGCGCAGCAGGCGCATGAACTCATCGGGGGTGACAACCGTGCCGGGGCTGTCTTCGCCGCCGAGCGGGATGATGTACTCGATGATCGGTCCGCTTTGTTCGATTTGCCTGTCGAGGCATTCAGTACAGAACGTGTCTTCGACGCGGTAGTCGAAGTGATTGAGGGACGCGAAGAAGTCGGCTCGCTTCGAGCAAAGCGAACACGACTCCTTGACAGGCAGCCTGCCATCGCGAAACACCGCGGGCACGCCGCCGTTTATGAGAGGATTTCCACTCCGAACTTCGTCTGCCATCCAAGCCTCGCCAGATGCACACCGAACGCTGTCGCAATGCCCGTGATGATCTCGCTTGCTACCGGCCAGTAGAACGGCGCGGTCAGATTCACTTCAAACAAAGCGGCCAGCACCGGAAATATCCAACAGCCGAGGCAAAAGTCGCACTCGCCCAATTCCTCTAAGAATGGATGCAGACGCCAGATGCGCTTGGTCGGGCCGCTGGTCTCAGCAACCCAAACAAGCAGCCTGCCCACCAGCAGGTAGGCCAGAACTACCGTACCAGCACCCACAGCACGTTAATGCCGGATGGCGATAGGCCCAACTGCTTGACTTCGTACAACTCCCAACCGTCGGCCAGATACGACGAAATGTACTCATCGGCTTGAAAGCCAGTGATGGCATTCTCGGACGTTCCGATGGTCCGAACGATGTGGTGTAGCTCGCTGTATTCGGCCACATCCTTCGGGTCATTCGCCAGCCCGAACGCCCACAGCATCATGTGGCCGGCGGGATCGATGCCAAGGTGCTGCACGAACAGCAGGTGATAGCCGGCAGCGATGTACTTGGCGAAGAAGTCACGGGCCTGCTGCGGATCGAGGTATTCATGCCCGTTGCCCTGCCCGTAGCCGCTGAGCGTGCGGCTGACATGGCGGACCTGCAAGAACCGACCGGCCCCGCTCAGCGGGCGCACGATATCGTCGGTCGACAGGTTAGACGCCGGACGCGGCGCAGGCCGACCATCCGACTCGGGTGCAGCCGGCATAGGCAGAGCTTCGGCATCCGGCTCTGGCTCCAACTCCGCCTCGGCAGCTTCCATGCCTTCATGCAAATAGCCTGCGATGGCATCGGCGATATCCTCTTTCAGGCCGAGGCCCGTCAGGTTCACGCCAAGCCGGTCTGCCCGCTCGCGTAGCTGCGGCACAGTGAACTCCGCCTGCAGCGCCTTCGACGTGTCGGCTTTCGACCCGCCGATCACGGCCAATAGCTCAGGGTCGTCACCCACGCCGGCGCTCAGCAGCGCTCGCTGAGCGATACGTTCAGCAACTTCGTCAGTCATTTGACTTGACCTCCATACGGTCGAGTCGCCTCCCGCTCAGCGGCGCTAGTCTCCAGCCCATGGGGTGAACTCACCCCTGCCCACTACGTTGAATAACTCGCTTTCGTCGAACCGGATCGCACAGTGGCAAACGTTGGGATGGCCGGGCGGCGTTTGCGCGCCCTCTTCAAACACAGTGGCGTACACGTAGTCAATCGGCACGAACCCCAAGTCTTCGTTGCCCTTGCAGATCGGGCAGGGGTGCTCGTTGCCGGCCTCCGTGACTCCGCGCTTGCCAAGGTGCCGCCATCCTTTTGTCGCGAGGCCAGATTGTTTCATCTGGTCGCGTTTGGCCTCATTCTCGACTCGGTTGATTTCGGTGTTAACAATAGAGTTGGTCCGCGCCTCCGACATTTCGATCATGCCTTCAAGCACGGCCTCAATCACATCGGCCATGTAGCCTTCATCGGCCAGAATCGCTTCGGCCCGCGCCCCGTCGCGCAAGGCAGCAGCAATCCGGTCGCTGGCAAGGCCCTGTCGCACGCCGGCAACGATCAGCCGGCGAATGAAAAACATCGTGCCTTCATCAATCCGCCGGACCAGCAGTCCGGCCGATTCCTGCAAGCGACGAATGACGGCGGGGTTCGTCAACTCGAAACTGATACCGACCGCCGGCGATGGCCGCAGCCCTTCTTCGTACAGGGCGCGAATCATGAGCAGCGCTTGCTCGGCCAACCCGCGCTCGTAAGCCTCGGCGAAGATGCTCAGAATGGACGCCCGCTCGTAAGCGCTGGCGGTCTTCCACCAGTCATCATCTTCAAGGTGCGTATCGAGCACCTTCTTGGCCTCGTCGAGAATGTTGCGCATGGCGAGCGAGTCAAGCTCGGATGGTTCGCCAAAGGTCAGCGCATGCATTTCCGGCAGGTAGAACGAATGGATTTGATAATCGCTCAGCGCTTTGACGACGTTCACCATTTCGGGAACCATGTGCTTCGTCATGGCGCGAATCAGTCGGCGCAAGCGCACCGGCTCGGATCGGGCCGCACTGACAATCCCCATCAGGCCCGGCTTGATAATCGCTTCCATGCGTTCGAGCAGTTCTTCCTGACTCACAATCGCCGGATTGCTTCCCGGCTCTGGCGTGGCGCGACCGGTCAACCGGTCCCAAATCCTTGTCACCGCCGAGCGGCCAACTGGCCCCGCGATCTCCCCGCGCCCCCCATCGCTCGGCGCAACCTTGTCGTTCTGGCTCGGCTGCGGCGGCTTGCCGTTGGCCGGCTGCGTGTTGCCGAATGGATTTATGCCCGGAGGTAAAGTCGGCATCGGCGGCTCGGGAACCTTGTCGGGGTCGAGATCGATGCTGAATAGGCCCTCGGCAACCAACTGCTTGCGGCCTTCGGCCTGATCGATGAACCCGCCGTCCTTCAAAACCTTGAGTCCCTGACCTACCGAAATCATGGCCTTGCCCTTGGCGACAATCGTTTCCTCGTCGCGGTCCAGCCATCGGAACTTCAACTGGTGCGGCAGCAGCTTGTTGAAGTAGTTTTCGAGCGCCGACCCCAACCGACCGTACCCGGACCGCTTCGACTGGCGCTCGCCGCGGATCACGCCAGCCAGCGTTCGCTCGCCCGAGACCTCATCGAGGCCAATGTCGGATAGGCGAAGGCCGTACGCGCCGGCCATGATCTGCGCGTACTTCATCGTCACCTTGTCGTACATCATGTCCAGCGGGGGGCGGTTGAGCGGAATCCACTTGACATCTTCGTTGTGCTCGTAAAGCACGGGCACCTTGAACCCGTCGATGCCGAAGAATAGCTCCCGCATCGATTCAACCCATTCGAGCGCCGATTCCTTCTCCATGTCCTTGAGGTCAAGAATGCCGGCCTCGGGGGTGTCGAGCAGCAGGTTGGCGTAGTAGCGGTCGCCGCGGAACAAAAGCTCCATGGCAAGGTACGCCTTCTCAGGCGGAGCCATGCCCCAACCCTTGCGCATGATCTCGGGCCGCGGCGTCATGTATATACGCTCGACCGCGTGCCTCGGGAACGCCACTACGCGTCCCGGCGCTTCGGCCAGCGCCTGCCGCAGCGGATAATCGTAATCGTAGGTCGGATACAGCGTGGCGGCGTCGACATGCTGTGCCCACACAACAGGCCCGTCGGGATCGTCGTCAAGCCGGCCAAGCTCAGCGGTGCCGCCAATTGGAAGATCGAGATAATCCTGTGCAATCAGTTCAAGGTGGTGGTCGAAGCCTTCGTCAAGGCCCTGATCGAATAGCTCAGTGTAGTATTCGATGGCCTCGCCGATGTCTTTGTCTTCGTCGTCGGGGTCTCGGGGCTGAATGTCCCACTCCGAAGACAGCATGTGATTGATAAGCGTGTCACGGAAGACAAGCGCCAGCGGCTGATTGCGCACGAATGCGCGCCAGCGCGTGGCGCTCAGGTAGCTCGGATGCCCCCAAAACGGCAGCAGCCGACTCAGAACAGGCCGAATTTGAATCGCCCGCTGATCCTGCGGGCGTTCTTCGACCTCGGCGGGCACGATCAATTGTTCATCAGTACGCGCCATGCAAGGCTCCGTCTGGCAGACAGGCTACATCATAGGGTAGCACCTGACTCTCCGCAACCTCAACGCCAAATGCACCATGGGGATTAGACGCTTGCAAAGCCCTGCTTCCGCCATTTCTTGCCTTCGAGGTCCAGTGAATTGAACGCGCCGGCACCGGAGTCTACATCATCATCTTCCCGACCGTGGGGGAAGTTGGCAAGAACAGCCAACACCTTCTTGTTCCACGGCGCTTTCAACATCCTTACATTACCCGAGTTTACCTGCGCCGCGAACGCCGCCGCCCGCACCATCTTGTCGCCGCTCGACGGGATGCCCTCAACGTCGAAGCCGGCCAGCAGCGTGACGTAATGCGCGATCTGCGCCTTGCCCGACTGCCCCGGCTCTTGCTCGATACGGATGCGAACCCTGTCGCCGTCGAGGTTGGCCGTCTGCTTAATAATCTGCTCGACTCGATCTGGCCCGTACTGAACGTTGATATTGTCCAACCAGTAATAGAGGCCGACATGCTGATTCATGAGCGATCCCGAAGTGGAGTCCGGCTCGCGCTTGGCCGTCTTTCGCTCGGTGCCGGCCAAGTCCCAATAGCGTGCTCCGCCGGTAAGCGCCACGGGCACGCCGCGGATCACGCGCCCTAGCTCGGCGGGGATAGCCTCGACCAGTTCGATGCGCCCGACCTTGAAGAAGTCGCCCGATGGCGGAACCGGATGCTGCTGATACTCGGCCTGCCAGACCTGCTCGACCGACTTATCACGGAAGTTGACCAGCCAGTTGCGCGAGTAGCGCGACGGGGCCAGCGGTTCGCCAACCTTGCGCCCGAGCGGGTCGGTCTCAGGGTCTTCGGCCAGCGCCGGATAGGACAGCACTTCCCATTCGCCGCCCTCTTCGACCGTACCCTCTTGGTCCAGAATGCGGCCCGCCAGATCATCTTCGTGCCAGCGGGTCATCATGAAAATGATGGACGCGCCTTCCCACAAACGGGTGCGGAACGTGCCCAACCACCACTGCCAGATGGTCTCACGCAGCGTTTCCGACTGCGCAGCCGCCCAATTTTCGATAGGGTCGTCAATCAGGCCGAGGCCGAAGCCGTGGCCGGTGATCGGGCCGCCAACACCGACGGCCATCGCGTATCCCTTGCGGTTCTTGACGTGCCAATCCTCGATACGCCAGTTCTTCTCATCGGGCATGATGCCGGGGAAGATTTCTTGGTAGAACGGCGAGTCCATGACTGAACGCGCATAGCGCGAGTTGCGCTTGGCAAGCGAGGCGGCATAGCTGACCATCGCCACGGGCAGTTCGGTGTTGTGCGCCAGCCAGAATGACGGCAGGCGAGTCGAAACCAATTCGCTGTTGTGGGTCGGGATCAGGCGGTCGCCAGCGAGATAAATGCCGCCCTCGACCTGAATGCAGCGACCCGGCTCGGGGGGGATGTCTCGAATGTCAACAATGGACCGGCGGCGTTCGATTGGCTCGATCTTCGGATTCTTCTTGCGGCCAAGCTCTACCGGTATGTCGACCGTGGGGTTGAATGTGATCTGGCAAACGGGCTGCCGGCCCCTGATGCCAGACGATGAGATAGCAGGCTCGGCCCAAGAATGTGTAACCCGCCAGCCCAATGTCGCAATCAGTCGAGAAACATCACGCACGAGTCGGTCGTTGCCAGTAGAAAATACCGTCCGGCCATTGCGCGGGTACACATAACCATCAGTGTCAATCAGACCAGCAAGCAGTTGAAGTCTTTGTTCGATAGACGACGTAAAGTAGGCGTCGGGGATATGTTTGTTGCCAAGCAGGCCAGCGCTGTTGAGTTGACCATAAAGCTCGCGAAAGTAACCAGTCTCGCAGCCGGTTTCGGAGTGAGTGCTGCCGGCAGTCAGCAGCATGCCGTGCCGGGCCATTCTGTCAACGATGGCCCGGTTCGACGGATGATAAACAACACAGTTCTTCGATTCGGTGCCATCACCGAGCCAGACACCGAGCACATAGGGATCAACCGGAAGATCGCGGTGACGACCCTTGATGCCAACAGGGGCATCCAGTTGAAAAACGCTGCGCGAGCCGCGATTGCCGCGCTTGCCATAAATCAGCCCGTGCTCACGCAGTGCATCGGTTTCCCAAATGAATGGCCGATGTCTGTGTTCGCTGCTCATACTTCTGTCGAAGACGCTCCACTCATGCTTCGCATGGCAGCGAATAGCGGAGTGGTCGCTGAACTCTACTTCACGGTCGGCAATGCCTTGCTCCGATATGGCGATCACGCGCACGGGTTGCCCATAACGGCCATAGACATAATCGCCGGGGCGCAAGTCGCCGTGCGTTCGCCAACCCTTGCTTGTGAGCACCGGCGTGCTATGAGCACACAGCTTGCCGTGCTGCGGGGGTGCCCACAGCATGAGACTTGACGACTTGCCTTCCTTGGCGCGCATGACAATGCGAGTCAGCGCCTCGGCAAGGTGCTTATGGAACTTGTCGGCTTTGTAGTTGGGGAAGGTGTACTGCGTGAAAGCAAGCAGCGACTCGCTCGCCTCTTGCCGGCGCTGGAGTTCATCCGGCTGGTCCGGCAAGGCGATCTTATTTAGTTCAGCGACGTAATCCGGCGCGATGCTAAGCCGGAACGGTGATATCTGATCCGGTGGGGAAATACTCTTTAAGTTCATTCGCAGCAGCGGCCCGGTCCTGATGAGTCGGAATGTACTTCATCGTTATGTAGGTTATCGCGATCATGACTTCAAGCATGAACGTCAACTCGACCACGCGCTTGTTCTCGGCCAAGTGGCGGCGCTCGACCTCGACCAGCCGGCGGGTCATGTCGATGTTCTCCATGAGTTGATTGTAGACCGAGTATTCGATGCTGATGGGATCGAGCGCTCGACGCAAGTTGCGGAGTCCGACGGCCAGCATTCCCATGTTGCCGCTGAGCGCAGCCTGCTCGATTTCGTCGGCGGCGATGAGAGTCGGCTTGTGAACAGTGGATACGTCCACCTGCTCGAGGCGGTCCATAAGCTGGCTGATGCGCGACA